GGGCGGAAAACGCGCGGGCGGCTTTTTGGATGATGAAACGTTGGGCCACGCCACCGACGGCGCTTGTGTCCCAGATAAATTCATAAGGCAGGCCCAGGCCCAGCGCGGCGGCGCGGATGTATTGCTCAAGATGCGCGTCCAACTTTTCGTTGGGGCGGTTCATCATGAACGACTCGATGCGCTCGGTAGCTTTGAGGCGAGGGATCATGCCGCCGCCGAAGACGGTTTCGCGGGTCAGGGATTCGCCGGCATTTTTGGACAGGTCGCCGAAAAAGCCTTCCGCACCGACGCCGCCTTGGGCGTTTTGCACGACCAAGCCGATGCTGCTGCCGATCTTCGCAGCCTGCATTTCAAAGCGGAGCAGCTCGTCGCGGTCGAGCAAGTTGTTGAGCGCCACGGCCACGGCGGGATACCCGCGCACTTGGTCGGGGCGTTCGGGCTCGTAAACGTGGAGCATGAGATCCGCCTGAATGCGGCGGCTGGTGCGCTGGTTGTAGGTGTCGCCTTCGACCACATGGTAAGCCAGCGGACGGGCAAAGCGGTCCAAGGTCACGCCGTCCACAATTTCGTTGGCTTTGTCGGGAGGGTTGGCGACTCGGTGTGATTCGACGACTTGCACGGCGGGCATTCCGTCGCGTTTGCTGGTCAGAACACAAAAGATTTCGCCGTCGCGGTCGATGGCCTCGGAAACGAGCATTTGCAGGCGGCGCATATCGTGCCGCCCGCTGATTTCGGGCGATTTGCTCCACTCGTTCCACCACGCTTCGGCGGCGTCGTCCCATGCCGGGTCGCCGCTGTTGGCTTGCGGCTTGATGCTGGAGCCGACGGAATACGTCGCCTTGTCGCGGATGGCGGAGCGGACGATGGCGTTGTTGTAAAAAAGTTTGCGGGAAAGGCCGAGGAGGCGGGTGCGGTCGCCGTTGGAAATATCGACCTTGCTGTCTTGCGCCTGCGCTTGCACCCAAGCGCGTTCTTCGGGTCGCCAGTTGGCGGCTTCGACCATGCGGCTGAAACCGAATTGCCGGGCGATTTTGTCGATGAGTTTTGCCATGTCAGTACACTCCGTATTGCGCGCGGCTGGCGCGACTGTTGCCGATGGTGCCGGCATCAATGGCAATGGCCGTCTCGATGAGGCCAAGCATTTCCCAGGCGTCGTAACTTTTTTGCAGCGTCACCGACCGACCGCCCACGCTGCTGGAAAGCACAAATGCCTGCGAAGCGCCACCGGCGAGGATTTGCGCTTTGCAGGAGGCTTTTAGCTGGGAGAGTTCGGCGCTGGTAAAAACGGAAGCCAGCAGGGACGCATCGGTCATGCCCTCGCGGGCTGTGTCAAGAGTTGCGCTGTTTTACAAAGCGGATGCCGGTTTTCTTAAATTCCGGTGATTTGACGGTCAACAGGTCGCCGTTGGGCTCCACGGTAAATTGCCCGATACTGTCTTTTGCAGATTCTTGGTCATCTATGTCGCGCACTTGGACTGTTATGTAACCATCTTTGTAATTCCACGACCCCTCATAGTTTTTAATTGTCGTGCCGAAAACTTCCATCACCAACTTTGCCCGCGCCGAGCCCGAGGACTGCAAGTCGTAAGCAAAGACCATCGTATCTGTCTCGTATGTGTAAACACCGCTCAAATCTGGTTTGCGAGTACAAGAGACAAGCGCAATAAGGGATGCTAGAAGAAGCAGGTTAAGTGTTTTCATTGGTTGCCTTAAATTGAGCCATGATGGAATCGGTAAGAACAAGACACATTTTTTCGCAGTCTGCAAGGTGGTTCGGCCCAAGGCGTTGCCACTTGGCTTCGCCGTCCTTCTCGATCAGCGCTTCGCCCTGCAACTGTGATACGTAGTCCTTGGCAATGTCGCGCGGCAAATGCCATCGCCCGCGGCCATCGCGCAAGATGTCGTGGTAAAGCCGGGCCTGCCAAAAGTGCGCGTCGAATTGCACCGCCCACAGGACCGAGCCGCCCGACACGATTTGCTGAAATTTGTAGGGCTCGCGCAATCCTTGGCTGACGGTGCGACCCTTGGCGGCGACAAATAAGCCGCCAGAACGAGCGACGAAATCGTAAACGCCCGCCGGGGTTTTGGCCGCGTAGCCGGCGTCCACGATGCCGCGGTAACATTTGTAGTGGCGAAATTTGTCCATGATGCCGTCCCATCCGACCATCGCGCCATAATCGAGGAGGTAGCTGCTGCCGTCTTCGTGCAGTTCGCGGACAATCCACCACATTTCGGTTTGCTGCACGTCGATGGACATCAGCCGCCCGATCACCTTGCCTTCGGGCGCGTCGCCCATCGTGTAACGCGGCGAGGCGTCCACGCGGTCGCGGATCATTTGGGTGGTGATGAGAGCGCCGTCAGGCTTCCACGGCAAGGCGAGCTCGCGGTTGTTGAAGTCTTGCAGCCCGCCGGGCGCGTCGCGGTCTTGCAGGAACTTCACCGCCAAGTCTGCCCACTTGCGCCACGGCGCGTAGAGCGAGGAAAGGTGGTAGCTGCGCCGCCCCGGTTCGGCGGCAAGCTCGGTCGCTCGCCACTCGCCGCGCTCCAACATGACGGGCTTGTCGGCTTCGGTGTGCGCTTGGCCGCACGCCGGGCACACGCACCGCGCCGTCTCGGCCACCTTGGTCATGTCCCAGCCCTCGTCTTGCTTGGCCGTCTCGTCCCAGCGGATGTTTTCCCATTCCAGCGCCCACGCTTCGCCGCATCCGAGACAGGGCACGAAGTATTTGCGCTGGTCGCCTTTTAGCCATTCCGTCCAGATCGCCGCGTCTTCGTAAGTCGGTGTCGAGGTAGTGACAATGATGTGTTGCGGATAGGTCGCCACGCGGGCCTCGGCCAACTGCAAGGGGGCGGACTCTTTGCCGCCTTTGGCGGGGAACTTGTCGAGCTCATCCATGCACAAGGCGGCAATCGAGCGGGAGGAAAGCGAGGCCGGCGAGTTGCTGCCCGTGAACCACACGCTCATGCGGTCAAAGTGCTGTTCGAGCAGGCGATATTTGTCGGGGTCGGCTTGCTTGTGGCGGGCCAGTGTCGGGTTCTGGTCAATCAGCGGCATCCACCGAGTCTCGGAAAATGACCGCGCCAAGTGCGTGGAAGGCATAACCCAAAGGCACGGAGCCGGAGCGACATCGAGCTTGTAGGCCATGCCCACGATGATGGCCGTGGTTTTGCTCGTCTGCGCGCCCCACACCAGCGCCAGCCGCCGCACCCGCTCGTCGGCGAAGCATTCCAAGACCTCCCGCACATACGGCGTGCGCTGGGTAAGGTAGCTGCCGGGCTTGTTGGTGATGCGCTCCGAGAGCTTCAAATTTGCCTCGGCCCAGGCCACCACACCGGGCTTGGGCGGCGTGAGCGTCACCTCGTGGCCGGCGGCCCAGGCTTCGGCTAACCCTTCGCGGTCGCCTCCGACAAGGACGGCGGCAGGGTCGCCAAGTGCTTCCGCAGCATCGAGGTTGCCTGTTCGCCCCACGGGAAGGTCGAGAAATCCTGCACCAGCGCCGAGATCAGCCCACGGATCGCCGCAACCGTCTCCTGCTTGTTCAGGGTGGCCTTGGTCATCGCTAGGAACTGTCCCAACTCCTGCTCGGCTTGCGCCACGGCCTTTCGGCTGTCGCGCCACGCGCCGGCCAGTTCGGCCACGGTTCGGCTGTTTACCTCGTCCGCGCCGCTTGCCGCCTTCCACAGTTGATAGTGACGGATCTCCCCCTCCGCCGCCCGGTCCAGCCTCGCCTTTGGCCCCAGCGCCGGGTTGCTGCTGGCTGGTGCTAATACCTTCCCCGACTTCCGCCGCCGAATGTTCGCCGCCACCCATGCCCTTGCCTCGTCCACGCTGGTCACGGGCATCCCTTGAGACTTCCATATCGTGACGCTGGCCGGCGTTGTCTCCAGCGCCTTGGCAAGTTTGATCTGGGTTAGGGCCATGGGACATGAATTTGGGCTTGTTGAGACTGTCTCATTATCAAATTTCTTATTGAGACAGGCCAGCGGCGTAAGAGTTGTTTATCTCAACCAATCGTAAACAATTTTGGCTGATTTTCCGCCAGTCGCAAGCTCCT